TAGTAGTATGCTCCTTGAAAAGCAATCAAGAATAAAACTTATGAGGTAGTATAATTGAGGTAGTATAAAGGGGAGGGGATTTGGGATGAGGTAGTTGTTGTGATGTTAGTAAAAAGGCATAGCAAAGCAGCAAAGCATGGAACGAAATTTACATCTTCTGGAGTTTTAAATTAGTAACTTACTTAACTAAACCTAAGATATATGGTTATTGATATTATGATTAACACAATTTCTAATACACAGTTGATCAACTCAGCAATATGCATCATTATGATCAAAACACTTAACATAAACTAAAGATTACATACAGATTAAACATCAAAGAAAACTTACACCTATGTCTTAACAACAATTACTTATCTACTGATTAAATATGAGATGATAGTGTTGATTGTGGCCCTTTACCCTTAGTAATCACCACCCCCACCCATCACATTATAAAGGAACCCAGTGCAATTAATTAGACAGTAGCCCCTGAGTAACAATTGGCACAAGCCCGAAAAGCCCTCAATCTTTACTACCAGTCTGACTCACAACTTCAAAGGCTCTTGGTTGGAAATCTCTTTTACCTTGGTGTCAATCAATGACTGTGCTAGCTGCCTCAGCTCTGGATCCATATCATCCCCTAGATGGAAATGATTCACAGCCTCCTTTCCCCAGTGCAGCATGTACATGATGATGATCTTCTGGTCGAGCTGGATTCCCATTGATTGTGTTCTGCGGAGATATGATTGGTAAAAGGCTGATTTTTTCTTCAGTTTCTCTTCAGAAGTGCCTACAGACTTTGAGGCCATGATGGTATTTCTCATGTCCTGTAGGATGGAGAAGAATGCCCCAAGCTCAGGAACGCCTGCAACATATAAAGCAGTTGGAGGGCATCGATCAGGTGCACATGCAAAAACCCAGACAGAATGGGGGCTGGCAATATCATGGAATAATGTGGCAGATTCTGCCTCAGCTGTCTGGATGAGGTCCACAATTTCAGCCACCTGGGATTCCCGAACTTGCTGTTGTCTGTTAATTAGATAAGCCCTATTTGTTGACATGAAATTCTCTGACTGGGATTTTGGTTTGGGGAGGAATGGACATTCTGCACCAAGGAATTCTTCAATCCTATCCATCCAGTCCTTCACAAAGAAGCTAAACCCAATGACACCCATCACAGGACTGATTATATTCCTTGCCTTCACCTGTGCAGGAAAAAGACCACAGGCAATCGTCCGAAATCTCCCTGGTGTTATCTCATCAGCCTTCATAGTTGACTGTGCTGTTGGCATAGAGACATAAAGATGTTTTGGTTTCCTGATGCCATTAACTTCTTCAAAAGAGGAATCATCCTTGAACCTGATCCGGGTCCCTTTGTTTTCCTTTACTGTCTGTCTCCCTCTTGTGGATAACATGTAAAGTGCCTTCAATATGATGGGGATAGCAAAGCCCAAGATGTACATCCCAATTGACAACCAATCTGCTGTTTGCCCACTTGGCTCTTCCAGATCAATCGAGTTGACATCAAGGACATTTCCATAACGCAGTGATGATTTTTCCTTCAAATGGTCATCAGGTTCAAGCCCTGTTGGATCAACTGGTTTTGAAGCCAGTTTCTGAGCTGCCACAAGATCTGCCAGTTGCCTTTTGAGTTCCCCGAGTTTACTCTCCAATGTAGACACAGCTGCCCGTCTGTTTTGTAATGTGCTCTTATTAACGTCATCTGGGTCCACCTCCACTGCCTTCTCGGCATCTTTAAGTTTTTGCCGAGCAGCAACTAATTGCTGTTCGTGTACTGTGATGTTTTCCTGTATTTCTTGGAGGTTGCTCATCACAGCTTTTGTAGCAGTAGCTTCTCAAGGAGTCTACTACTA